AGATGTATTGTTGTTAGATGTATTGTTGTTAGATGTATTGTTGTTAGATGTATTGTTGTTAGATGTATTGTTGTTAGATGTATTGTTGTTAGATGTATTGTTGTTGTTATTTCTATCACAACTAACAGATGTATATGAAGGACAAATAGGACATACAGGAGGTACTATTTTAGATTTCAATATATATAAATGTTCATCACCTTCAGGTATATTATTTTTACTGATACCGTTTTTAATAAAGTAATCGTTTAATTTATTATCCCGTTTAACATTTATATTTCGTGAATTAATACTTTTATGATTTTCATCATAACAATCATTAGTAGTGTCTACATCAGAATCAGAACTAGTATCATTATCAATATTTAGTTCAGGTACAACATTTTTATCATAGGTATCTTCTAAATCTTGAGTATTTCGTATTTTATCATATTCTTTTTTTTCTGCGTCATTGTCTTTAGTTGAATTCATATATTTATTTTTATAACCTTCATGTTTCGAATATGAACAACCAAGAATAGACGATATTATAATCAAGAATAAAATAATTAATAAAATTATATAATTATTTAATTTCATTTATACAATATATAATTATTTAAAAAAAATTGATCAAATGAAATTAAATAATTAACATATAAATAATTAACATATAAATAATTAACATATAAATAATTAACATATAAATAAATGGATAAACTAAGTAAATATTATTGTAACAACGATATATTAGAGATAGGTGTTGACGAAGTAGGTAGAGGTCCTATGTTTGGTAGAGTATATACTGCTGCAGTTATATTACCGAAAGATGATAATTTTAATCATTATTTAATGAAGGATAGTAAAAGGTTTCATTCAAAAAAAAAAATAAAAGAAGTAGCAAAGTATATTAAAGAAAATAGTTTATATTGGAGTGTATCGTGGTGTTCTGAAGACGATATAGATAAAATAAATATACTAAATGCTACAATTAAAAGTATGCATTCATCTATAAATGATATAATAAATAATGATTTAAGTAAAAAATATTTATTAATGATTGATGGAAATTATTTTAAACCTTTAACTATATTTAAAGATGATACAATTAAACAGATACCTTATATTTGTATTAAGGGAGGTGATAATAAATACACATGTATAGCCGCTGCATCAATAATAGCGAAGGTAGAAAGAGATAATTATATAGATGAATTGATAAATAATAATATAGAATTAAATGAAAAATATGATATTTTAAATAATAAAGGTTATGGGACAAAAAAACATATAGAAGGAATCAAAAAATATGGGATATGTAATTATCATCGTAAAACATTTGGAATATGTAAACATTATTTATAAAATTGAATAAATATATATAAATAATAAGTATTCAAATAAATAAGTATTCAAATAAATAAGTATTCAAATAAATACGGAATAAAATGAATAATCAAGAAAATGAAGTTTATTATTATGCTTATAAATATAATAATAAATGGGAAATCGTAAATAAATGTTTTACGATTCAAAAAACAAATAATATAATGATAGGTCAATTAGTGACATCTATATTTTATAATGATTTAATTAATTATAAAGACATTTATGAACTATGTATAGTAAAGAAAACAAATAATATTAATAATTATAATAATATACTTGATAGAACATCTAATATAGAAACATTAGATTTTGTATTAAAATATTTAAAATTATCTAATAATTATATAAAAGAAATTTATAAAGAATATAATGATAAATCAAATAGTAATAATTTTTATTCAGAGAATAAAACAATAGGAAATGTATTTATGAATTTTACTATGTATAATAATAAATTATATATAAATTGTCCTGGATTTTGTTTAAATATTGTTTAAATTATATATGATATATAATTTATTATTATATTATATTATAATGATAGATAAGTAAGTCAATAAATAAAAAAATAATGATAATTGTTAAATAAAATTAGTTAAATTATTTATTTCTATAATTGTCTCAGTCTTATCCATATATGGGTTCGTTAAATCTAAATCTTTAAATTCAGTGGTTACAATAGAAGCACATATAAAAATTAAAGAATGTATAGTAGTATTTTTAAAAATACGACTTGCTTCATGTACAGGTCTTCCCATACTTAATGTATGGAAATAAAATATTTTTCTAATTAATAAAACCAAATATTTATTATTTTTATTATTAATAAAACCAAATATTTTATTGTATTCAATTTCAACATTATTAGAAATAATAATATCATTTATATAATTATAAATATTTTCCATCTTTTTTCTATACGGAAACCCATATATAAAATAATTAATATAAGCTGTAGTATTATATAATATACTATTTGAAATTAAATATTTAAAATAGTTTGTAATATAATTATATTTAATTTTATTTATTAAATGTTTGAACATTACTATTATTAATATAGTAGTTCAATTTAAATTATTTTATCAATTATATATAATATTTTATCAATTATATATAATATTTTATCAATTATATATAATATTTTATCAATTATATATAATATTTTATCAATTATTTAAAAAAAATTGATTTATAATTAATATTTAAGATACTATACAATAATTAAAATGAAAGTATTGGTATTTGATACGGAAACAAGCGGATTGCCGAAATGGGGTGAATTAATATATAATACTGAAGCGTGGCCTTATATAGTTCAGTTAAGTTATATATTATATGATATAGATGAACAACGTATTTTAATATGTCAAGATGATATAATAAAAATTCCAAGTAAAATTGTATTATCTGAAGAATGTATAAATATTCATGGTGTAACAAATAAATTATGTAAAAGAAAGGGAATCGATATAAAAGAATCGATAAATAATTTTAATAATATTTTAATGAAAAGTGATATAATCGTAGGACATAATATAGAATTTGATAAAAAAATGATAATGGTTGAAAGTTTAAGAAATGGAATAGAACAAAAATTTATATTAAATGAAAATAGAATAAATGAATATTGTACTATGAAAAGAAATATAAAATTTTGTAATATAAAAGCAATAAGTAAGAAAGGATATGAGTATACAAAATATCCAAAGTTATCAGAATTACATAATATATTATTTGGAGTAATTCCGAAAGGATTACACGATTCATTAGTGGATGTATTATTTTGTTTGAGATGTTATTGTATGATAGAATATAAGTTTGATATATTGGTTGAAGGAGATAAAAAAATAAGAAAAATATTAAATGTATATAATTAAATAAAAACAAATTAACCAGAACACATCATACATTCATCATCATTTTCATTTTCATTTTCATTTTCATTTTTTTTATTTAACGTTGGTTCAATTGTAAATTGTTGTGCGTTGTGTTTAGGTTTTCTTCTAAGATAGTAAAGACCAGTTTTAAGACCTGATTTCCATGCGTAAAAATGCATAGAAGTAAGAGATTTATAATTAGGGTCAGCCATCCAAAGATTTAAACTTTGAGATTGGCAAATATAAGCTGCTCTATCAACAGACATATCGATCAAATGTTTCATAGGAATTTCCCATACAATTTTATATTTTAATTTAATATTATCTGGTATATTATCGATGTTTTGAATACTACCATTATTTAAAATAATTTTATTTTTAAGATCATCGTTCCAAATATTCATATCAATCAATTCTTTCATTAAATATTTATTAACTAATATAAATTCTCCAGCAATGGTTCTTCTGCTATATAAATTACTTGTAAATGGTTCAAAACATTCGTTATTACCTAGAATTTGAGAGGTAGATGCTGTAGGCATAGGTGCGACAAGCAACGAGTTTCGAATACCATACTTCATAATATTAATTCTTAAAGTGTTCCAATCATACTTATCAGAAGGATTTTTATCCCATAAATCAAACTGAAACTTACCATAATAAAGTGGTGAGCCATCGAAGCTACTATAAGAACCGATATGGTTTATATTTCTAATATTAAGATTTGCTTTATCAAGTAATTTTTTATTACCAAATAATTCATCTCTAATAGGCTTATACATATGATAATCCTTATTCATATTTTTATCAGATAGGGAAATATTTTCATTATATAATCTACCATCATTAATAATTATTAATTTCTCTTTATTATTGGTATCGTTCATTAAATAATTGTATAGATTAATTAATTTATAAGATCTTGTTTTAGAAATAAGCATACTTTGTGTAATTGAAGCGTAATAAATAGTTTCAAAAATATTTTTATTAATTAGTTTTGCTTCTTCGCTATGAAATGGAATATTCATTAAAGCAAAAACATCTGCTAATCCTTGAACACCAATACCAATAGGTCTATGTAAAAAATTAGATAATTTTGTTTTATTAGTAGGATAAAAATTAATATCAATAATTTTATTCAAATTTTTAGTAATAATTTTAGTGACACATTCTAATTTATCATAATCAAAGGTTTTATCATTTTTAACAAATTTTGACAATCCTATACTTGCAAGATTACAAACAGCTGTTTGTTCATCATCACTATATTCAATAATTTCAGTACATAGATTAGAACTTTTAATTGTTCCTATATTCTTCTGATTGCTTTTCATATTCGCTGCGTCTTTATATAATAGGTAAGGTGTACCAGTTTCCATTTGTGAGTCAAGAATTTTCAACCATAATTCTCTTGCTTTTACCTTTTTAATTTCTTTATTTTCACTAGAATATTTATTATATAAATCAGTGAATTCACTGCCATAACAATCTGATAATCCTGGACATTTGTCAGGACAGAAAAGGTTCCATTCTTCATTATTTTTAACCTTATTCATAAATAAATCAGGGATCCATAGTCCATAAAATAAATCTCTAGCTCTCATTTCTTCATCACCGTGATTTTTTCTTAGATCAAGAAAATCTTCAATATCAGCATGCCACGGTTCTAAATAAATAGAAAAACTTCCATTTCTTTTTCCACCACCTTGATCTACATACCTTGCCGTCATATTAAAAACCCTAAGCATAGGAACAATTCCGTTTGATTTACCATTAGTTCCTCTAATATGAGAACCGTTTGCTCTGATATTATGTATATGCATACCGATTCCTCCAGCCCATTTAGAAATTGATGCCGTTTCTTTAAGTGTATTATAAATACCATCAATACTATCATTCTCCATACCAATCAGATAACAAGAACTTAATTGTGGTCTAGGAGTTCCAGCATGAAACAATGTTGGAGTCGCATGTGTAAAAAATTTAAGAGACATCAAATTATACGTTTCAATAGCACTTTCAATATCTTCTCCATGAATTCCAAGTGAAACACGCATCCACATATGTTGCGGTCGTTCAATTATAATATTATTAATACGCATAAGATAAGCACGTTCTAAAGTTTTAAATCCAAAATAATCAAAAATGTAATCTCTCGAATAATCAATAATATTATTAATAATATATTCATTTTCTAATACTATATTATATAAGTTATCACTAATTAATGGTGATTGTTTATTATTTATATCTTTAAAATTATATAGAGAAATCATATTTGTAGAAAATGATTTTTTTGTATTTTTATGATTATTTGAAATAATTATCCTACTAGCAAGTAATCCATAATCAGGATGTTTCGTAGACAAAGAAGCACATTGTTCTGCAGTCAATTCGTCTATCATTTTAGTTTGAATATTATCGTATAATTGTTCTATTACTTTAATAACTAAAAAACTATAATTAATTTTTAATACTGGTTCAACATCATTACATAATTTTTTAACACGATTAAGAATTTTATCAAATGATACTTCCTCTTTATTTCCATTTCTTTTAACAACATTCATATCAATATTATCCATGATATATTAATTATTATTATATAATATTATAATTAAGATTTTAAATAGTAATTATATTTATTATTAAATATAAGTAATTTATAATTATCTAACATAATTATCTAATATATCTAATGTATTATCATCTGATATATTAGATAATGTATCCGCAAAATTACATGGATCTAATAAACATTTATGAATTATATTTTTTTTATGAATTATTCTTTTTTTTGGTGATCTATGTTCGAAACCTTGTGTTTTTTCTATTTGTATAATATCCCAAAATTCCTTCATAATACTAATAGAATGATGAAACCATAACTTATTTCTTAATACAAGAATACAACTATATACATTTAATTTCCAATAAACGTTTTTAACCCATGTATAATTACTATTTTTATTGATAATCGTTTTTTCAAAATCTAAGTATTGTTCTTCTGAATAATTTAAAGGACAATACTCATATATATAATCATTTACACAATTTTCATTAATTAGTAAAATTATAACACCTTTATGTTTGCCATCATGAGTTGTATTAAATGTTCCGTCATTACAAAAATCTTCATATGTATCATATTCAACAAATTTAGTCTCTAGAAAGTCGCATTCATTTAAATCGCAAACCTCCATCTGTATTTGCATTTGTACCCAATATTCTTTTTTAGGAATTCCAGTAATATTTCTACTAACAACATTTTTAATTTCTATCATCCTACCATATAAATCAGATTTTTCATCGGTGTTAATACCATCTGGAGATGCCGCAATAAATTTATGTTCATTGTGTGGAATACATCCGAATTCAGATACTTTTGTATCATATTTATATTCATAAATTAAAACAGATAAAGGTTCGTATTTGTGTCCCCAATGTAATGTTGAATCAAAAGATACATTATTAAAATTATTTTTTTCAAAAGATTTACATTTACTATATATTAATTGGTTTTTTGAACAATTTGTTGAAAATATTTTCCAAATACTACTTGCGGTTAAATGATTATGTCTAAATTCATACCATTCATCTGTTTTTTGTGACGGTTGTGGTAGTTCTGTTAAGAACTTAATCTTATTTTGTAAATAAGGAATATTTGGTTTAATTCTAATGAATGTATAATTAAATGACCTATTAGGTGATATATTAGAATGATAAATTTTAAGAGCATCTTCAACTATTAAATAAATATCATAAAATGTTTCATTTTCGTCTTTAAAAAGATGAGAAATTTGTTCTTCAATTATATTAACAGTATAATTTATAATATATTCATTATAATCCTCTCTAATATACAATAATGGATTATTTTGAATTAAATCATAAATTATAATACCAGCCATATCCAAAATATAATATTTAATATCATCATTATCATTACTTTCATTATTACAAGGTCTATTATCGATGTATAGATGTTTATATAAATTTTCATTAGATACATTTATCGTATTATTCATAATGTTATAGTTATGATAGTTATGATAGTTACGATAGTTATATATTATTACATATTAAATCAATTTTAAATTTAAAGATTCTAATATGTAATAATAAGATTATTATTTCTTAATTCGTTTTCTACCATTACCCAATGATTTAAGCGTCGAGATTCTTTTATCACATCTTTTAATAGTAAAGTTTCTATTAATATTATTAAATTGTAATCTTGGTATATTTTTTATTTTACCATTAGTTTTATCATATATAACATCTTTAACTTTTTGAAGTTTTTTTATTTCTAATGAACAAATTAAATATTTTTTTAAATCTTTAATTTCTGTAATTGATAGTTTATGTTCTTTTGATATATTATCTACATAATCATGTAATTTATGTATTTTATCCGTTTTATCAAGTTTGCTCCATGGTTTATCATTCCTTTTTTTTATTTTATTATCAAGATAATTATTAATAACAGACACATCCAGATTAGAATAGGTTGATGGGGTTATTTCATTATTATTACCATTTAGAAGCATCGTTTTAAATTGAATATTTTTAAGTTCTTGACATTCGTCGTTTTTTATTTTTTTATCATTATTCGTTTTATCTAATTCATTTCCATTATCTACAATTTCTTTAATATTAGTATTCATCATATTATATTATAATATAGAATAAGGTTTAAACCTATATATTTATTAGTATATTTATAATTAAATTATAATTAAATTATAATTAAATTATAAATTAAATTATAAATTAAATTTCATATTAAATAAAAAGATATTAAATTATAAATTAAATTATAAATTAAATTTCATATTAAATAAAAAGATATTAAATAAAAAGATATTATAATATTATAAATGAGTAAACCAAGTAGTTTTTCAACGATTTGTACGTCTAATTGTGCGTTTGAATTGGTTGGTTTATTATTATCATTATCGCTATATCATCCAAACGAAAAAATATACATATTAACAGATACGAAAACAAAGACAATAATAGACAATATTACCCCTCAGCCAAAATTAGACATACTATGGTTTATTGAATTGGACAAATATGATGGGATGAATCGTCAAATTATGGAGGCAAAAGGTATTTGGAGTGATTTTCAAATGGCTAAGGCGAGAGTCCTTAATCACGCATTAGCCAATAGTAGTGATAGTTTATTTCTAGACTGTGATATTGTCATTACAGACGTAATTGATGACATTCAACACGATTATGAATTAGGTGTGTCTCCACAATTCATTGGTCAGTCTCATGTTAATAGAACTGGTTATTATAATGGTGGCATGTTATGGACAAAGAATAAAAACGTACCGAATGATTGGATAGAATTTACCAAGACATCAAGATACTACGACCAAGCATCTATAGAAGATTTGGCAAAAAAATACAATTATTTTGAATTTAATGAGAATTATAATTTACAATGCTGGAGATTATTTTATTCACCGGAGGGTTCTCAACAAGTAGCTAATAACGTAACGTCTAAACCAAATGATAAGTTGTATTATAAAAATAAACCATTGAAATTTGTACATACACATTTTTTGGTGAAGAACTTTGAACAATTTAATAATTTGATAATTCATCATTTATCTAATGCTCGTATGTATAAAGTATTGGCTATCATATATAGAGTAATTAATAACAGGTGGGTTTTGAAAATACCAAAACAGCCAATGGATGGATTAGGAAAGCATAACAATGATAGTTATAGAGAATTGCCCTTATTAATGAAGCTACAAAATAAAGATGTGGATATAAAATACGATAATAAAACAATTCATTGCTGGATAGAACCAAATATATTAACATATGACCGTCCTGTATTACAATGGTGTAATGAAGAAGTAGGGAAATCTTCATTAATGTTGTTAGGTAATGGGGATATAGAAATTGAAGGGAAAGAATTAAAACGCAAAGTTCCTACCTTGAATATAAAACCATGGATATTTTGGCCTAGAAAACCAATGCTTGTAGAAAAGGTTTTAAAAACAAATGAGGGTTTGAGTCACGATGAGCGAAAGATTGAAAGCATTTTTATAGGCAATTTTGAGAACAGTGTTCAAGAGAAATTCCGCAACACATCGGATTCATGGGAAACGGTTTTAACAGAATATCATTGTACAAAGGGCCAAAAACATAAATTTAGCCACGAGGAGTATTTGATGAAGTTGCGTGGCTCTAAATACGGTCTTTGTTTAAGAGGGTATGGTTCCAAATGTCACCGTGAAGTGGAATTAATGGCTTTTGGAACTGTCCCAATTGTGACACCAGATGTGAGTGTTTCTTCTTATATGGAACCATTGATTGAAAATACGCATTATATTTTGGTCAAGAATCCTCAAGAGTTGAAGGAAAAGCTCTCAAATATGAATCAAGAACAATGGACCAAGATGTCAACGGCATGTTATGAATGGTATCAAAGAAATGTTCATAGTAAAAACTGTTGGAAAAATATGATAGAACATATATTGTATGACTGATGTTCAAAAGGTTAGTCAAAAGGTTAGTCAAAAGGTTAGTCAATTAGTTGAATATTGGCCTTATATCTGGGTAGATTAGAATCTAGACTTTGTTTGAAACATAGTAATGGTTTGTTTGCTAATATAGAAGCAGTAATTGAATATGATGAAAATTTACAACACATAATAATATTTTTATTTGATTTAGTCAAATAATAATAATCTAACAATTCGTTTGGAATATTATAGTCATATGACAATGTAACAAATTTATTGCTAATTATATTTTTTATATTATCAACATACCTATTGTCATCTGATATAATAGTATATGTATTTATTTCAGAGCTATTATTGACATAAGTAATCATTTTGTCTATAAAAATATTTAACTCATTTCCGTTACTAAAATCACCATGTTTCATGTTAGGATTTAATCTATCAGTTGCTCGTATATGAATAATAGTATCGTATTCAATATTAAAATCAATATTAAAATCAATATTAAAATCAAATTTATATCGTATGTTGAAATCTTTAGTTCGTTTAAATTGTATATTATTTGAATTTTTTATATTATTTGAATTCTTAGTATTCACAATTTCAATATTATCAAATGATATCAATGGCAAATAATTTCTAAAATTACTATTATTCCAAATATAATTACATTGTAAATTGTTCTCAATACAATATTCTTGAATATTTATTAATTGTTCAATTCTATTCCCTATACCGTCTGGTCTTCCTGAAAAACATACTTTATTGTCAGTAATGCTTATATATATATATATAAATAAAGTTTAAATAGTTTATCATTTCTATTATAATGGAGAAACTAGGAACTAATTATGGAGGATGGTATGTACCAACCAATATGAATTTGAATGAAAATAGTGTTGTTTATTCAGGTGGCGTTGGTGAAGACATGTCATTTGATTTATTGCTTCAATGTAAATATAACTGTGATATTTTACTAATTGATCCAACAAATAAAGCTGTAAAACATTTTGATGAAGTAAAATACTATTACAATAGTAAACAAGTATTTACTGGTGGTATTCAAAAGGACTATTACTCTTGTATTCAATCGTTACATCCAAATTTAGATAAATTAAAATATATAAATATTGGATTATGGAACAAAAGAGAGGAGTTAAAATTTTATAAACAGTCTAATGAAAATTATGTATCACAATCCTTAGTAGAAAATATGTTTGGACAAAAATATGATGTTGTACCAGTAGATAGTATCAAAAATATAATGGAGCAACAGGGTCATTCACATATAGATTTATTGAAATTAGATATAGAAGGTGCCGAAATAGAGACAGTAAATCAAATGTTAGATGACGAAATATACCCAACATATGTATTGATTGAATTTGATTTATTATTGAAAAATAAAGATCCTGAAAACACTACAAAACAATTAATTGAACGAATGATTACAAAAGAGGGTTATAAAATGTTAAAAAACGACAATTTAAATATTACATTTTTTAGGGACATTAATTAGTATTATAACGAAAATAACTTAATAATAAATATATTTTATTATTAAATGTATGAAAATATAATTGCTATTCCTTTTCGCAATAGAGACAGACATTTAGAATATTTTATCAAAAATACAGTACATCTTCTTCAAGAATATTTACCAAATAGTAAGGTAGTTGTTATAGAACAAAATGAAGGCAAATTATTTAACCGTGGTGCATTATTAAATGTGGCATTTAAAGAATATGAAAATAAAACTAAATACTTTTTTACACATGATGTTGATATAAATCCTACAAAAAAATGTATTGGAGAATATTACACACGAGAAGTAAATGATACTGATGTATTAGGTATTTACACATCTATATGTAATACATTGGGTGGAATAATAAAAATGAAAGATAATACTATTCATAAGATAAATGGATTTCCCAATGATGTTTGGGGTTGGGGAACCGAAGACAAGGCTCTACAAAATAGAGCCGAATATTATAATATAAAAAAAATAATAAATCTTACCAATGATGTAGAACATCCGCTATATTTACAGCGTTTTAATGATGTAGATGATAGAGAAATAAAACATACCTCACAAAATACGAATAAACATTATACAATATTTAAGACTTTGAATAATGAACAGAAGTTAGAAGAAATTATGAGCTCTGGATTGAATAACTTGAAATATACCATACTTGAACGAAAAATGATACACGATATGGTGGAAGTGATAAAGGTGGAAATTTAGATAATTCATTAAAAATTAACGTACGTTGCCCACCGCGGTCATGTCTAGCAATAATACTGCCGAAAATATTCTTCTGTTTTTTTATATTTTCATTGTATTTATTTTGCGTCATAATATAATATTATATATAATATTATATATAATATTATATATAATATTATATTATGACGCAAAATATTTATTTAACTGAATCATGTTTTAATTATTGGTTTAACACTAACACTTATTATGGAATATTTGATAAAAATAAGTTTGTAAATATGTTTTTGCCATTTTATAACGTTAATCAAATATGTAAATACAATGAACATACCATAAATAATATAGTCATACACGATATACAGCATGACGGTATTATGTATAGTAAAAATATAAACGTTATGTTATGTGTTGAAAATTGTAAATTTTGGAAACATTATAAGCATATAAATAAATATGGTGATTTCAGAAATGAAAAAATTTCTATTTATATATACAACCATATAAATAAGTTAATTATTACAAGTTCTTATATAGCAATTCCTGTTATATATTTACAAATAGATTATTATCTGAAGTATCGGGACAGTATTCAACCAAATATATTGACAAATTTTGATAAAAAAAAATTTTGTTTAATTGTATCTTTTGATAAAAAGAAAAAGATAGAACACACAAATTCTATAAATTCATTAATAAACAAAATAAAAAAAATAGGACAATGTGATAGCATTAAAGATATTAAAGATATTAAAAATTGTTCTTGTTATCACAGTTTAGATTTATTAAATCTATTTAATCGTTATAAATTTATAATTTGTTTTGAAAATAGTTTGTGCGATGGATACATCACAGAAAAACCATTTAATGCTATTTTTGCTAGAACAATACCTATATACTGTGGTTCTCCAGATATAAATGATTATTTTAACAAAGATAGATTTATAGATATTAGACAAGATGATACAAATATAATTAATAAGATTATTACTCTAAATCAAAATGAAATATTATATAATAATTATATTAACAATAGTTTTATTAATAAGAATTTTGATAATGAAAATTATATTGAAAAAATAAATAATTTTATTAAACATTTGAATAATGTAAGTTTAACTTTATAAATTAAAATTTAGCTATATATTATAAAACTATGAAAAAGGTATTATCATTTTCTTTATGGGGCGAAAACCCAACGTACACTGTAGGTGCTGTTAAAAACGCAATTTTAGCTGAAAAGTTTTATCCATCTTTTGAATGTTGGTTCTATATACATGTAAATACTGTTCCAAAAGATATTATTAATAAGATTTCTGAATTACCAAATACAAAAATTATTTTGAAAACAGGCGATTTATTAAAATGTAAACCAATGTGTTGGAGATTTGAAGCAATCGACGATGATAATGTAGAAGTAATGATGCCGAGGGATACAGATACCAGAATTTTTTTAAGAGAAAAAATGGCTGTAGATGAATGGTTAAAAAGTGATAAAATAATACATATAATGAGGGACCATCGTTTATACCATAATCAAAAAATATTTGGCGGAATGTTTGGAATAAAAAAAACCAACTCAATAAAATTTAAATCAATTATAGACAATGTAAATCAAAATAACAAATTACGTAACTATGATTTATGTGTATTAGATAAATTTTTGAAAAAAATAGATAATAATTGTATAATGGTTCATTCGCCATATAAGTTATTTCCAAATGAAACAGTAAAGGATTTTCCAATACATTATTCTCATGATAATTATAATTTTGTAGGGTGTTATATTTTTGCGGACGATAGTAGAGTTGAAAAACATCATAAAGAATTATTGTAACTTAATTATTACATCTATATACTTTTGAAAATTTGAAAATGTTACAACACCCCAAAATAAAAGATTTGGTGTTCCATTTGGGCTGATTCCATGCTGCTACATAACAATTATTTGGAACATAAATTTATTTTCATCAATATATTATCTAATAATGTAGAATAATATAATTGTATTTGCTTTCCAGCATTTTTTGTAAATAATTCTCCCTCAATATATTGGTTTGAATTATTACATACATTTTCGATTGATTTTTCCAATGCTTCTTTATTATTTATATCGCAAAAACAATATTTATTCTTATTTATAATTTCTGGTTCCGGTAAATCTACCGCCCAATATAATGGAATAGTTCCACCTTCAAACGCTTGAAATATTTTTTCAGTGAAATATCCTTCATACATCGAATTTTCAGGACATATATTATATGTTCCTGTAGATATATAATTTATTTTATCATTATGTGTATTACCAATGGATTGTGTATTTTTACGATATGTTCCAGGAGATTTAATATCTCCAAATTTAGATAATTCATTACATATAATTGTTCGTTGCCCACCGCGGTCATGTCTAGCAATAATACTGCCGAAAATATTCTTCTGTTTTTTTATATTTTCATTGTATTTATTTTGAATATAGGTTAATATATTATCATTTTCATTATATTTGTAATAATGATAATACATCAACCATAGGGGAAATCTTATTTGTTTTTTGGATAAATCGGTATTTTTAAAACCAACTATCAAATCAAAAGTGTCATACAATAGTTTATCGTTATTATAAGGAGGAAATCTATTTAAGTTTTCTCCATAATAAAATAACTTACATTTTGCATTTATATCGCGAACATGATTTATATTTCCCATACAAGATGCTATAAGAATATCTGGATTTTCTGTAGGATTTACTTTTTTAACTGGACCAATATTTTTTTCAATAAACTTTGTTAAATAATTATCATTATATGGGTCTTTCCAATAATTAATATAAGCAATTGTCAACATTATATAAATATCTAGTAATATATTTATATAATTTATAAATTAAGTAAATATTACAAATTACATATTTTCATCGCATCATATCATCGATGAGTTTGTCCAAGTCAATATAATTGATAGCAATATTCAACCAAAACATTTAGAAAATTATTTAAAACACGCTTTTAGAATTTATAACTAATAATTCGTTTTGTCTCATTTTTCTTTTCGGTCGGTGTAATATATTAATATACTAATTAAATAATGAAATTACATGAACATAAATTAATAAATTTAAAAAAAAAATTAAAAAAACGAAAAATACAATATAATGATAATACATATTTATATGATAAATCAAAACAACAAAATATTATAAATATGATATATTTAAATAGTGATTTTGAAGGATATAAAATAATTGATAGAGAAATATTAAAAAAAATAAATAGTTATAAACACCAAGATATAAAAAAAAAAATATATAATGAAAATTCTTTTATTAAAAAAGAAGAAGTAATATTAAAATTAGTATCATCTAAATTAAAATGTTATTATTGTTTAATAAATGTATTGATAATGTATCATAATTCAAGATGTCCTAATCAATGGACGTTGGATAGAATTAACAATAATGAAGGACATAATAATAATAATGTTGTAATTTGTTGTTTTGATTGTAATATAAAAAGAAGAATAAAAAATAGTGATAAATTTAAATTTACTAAACAATTGAAAATTTTGAAAACGAATTAAAATCAATAAAATAATTTAAATTTAAAATAATATAAAACTATAAAAATACTTATTAGAATGTCTTGTTATTCAACACAAAATAGTTTATTATTAAATAATTTATTAGAATATTATAAAAAAAATAATAATTTAGAACGAATGTTAAGTATAATTAATGGTGAAACAAAAATATCATTACGTATTGTCGATTGGTTTACAACGAATTATGCTAAAAAAAATTATACAATATATAATTCAAAAAATAAAAGATTTAAAGTATATGTTGATTATAAATTAAAATTAAAGTCTTATTCAAAAAAAAGATTTGACCCGTTTTGCCGTTGGGATCGAATAACAATCCCATATAAAAACGTTCATATACAAACAACAATAGGACAATTAAATTTTTTTAAATGGGCGTTTGATAATGAAGTAATCAAATATATAGAAAATAATTATAATACTATCGAACAAGATATGAATAATCGTAATAGCACATCTAAAATTAAACTAACAAAAAATACAAATATAAAAAAAACACGTAAAAAAAGAGAAGAATTATCAATATCAGCAATAAAAAGTATTAAAAAAGAATATGTTGAAATTATTATAAAGTTTGATTAAAAATCATATAAAATAATAATATAAAATAATAATATTATAAATATTATGGGTAATACATTAGTAATAAAAAAAATAAACTTTGAATATATACAGAAAATAATTAATGATAGTGATTATACTATCATTAATACACTTCCAAATGATAAACAAAATTGTTTGATAAAAAACACACTTACAATAGAGGAAGAAATAGAATTTTTAAATAAAAATATGAATAATACAAATATAAATGTAATATTATATGGATTAAATAGTTATGATGATACAATTATAAATAAGTATAAACAATTGATAAAATTAGGATATTCAAATATATATGTTTACACAGGTGGTATATTTGAATGGTTATTATTACAAGATATTTATGGTTTTGATAATTTTCAAACAACATCAAAAGAAATAGATATATTGAAATTTAAATAATGTATTTCTTTTATTGTCAAATTCAATTATTTTCTAGATTTTCTAGATTTTCTACATATTCTAAAACCACCTTCTAGGATAGGTAGTAAATATAAATAATATAAATAATATAAATACAATAATATTATATTATATGATTAGTTATTTAATAAATGTATTTTTTTGAAAAATATAATAATATAATATGTGGTTTAATAACAGGATCATTATTTACAAGTATATCACATCCATTTCACGTAATATATATAAAATATGACAGAATGATTATAAATAATAAAATAAAACCAAATGTAATGAATTCATTACATTTTTTAAAAAAATCATTAAAAAATGACGGAATTAAAACGTTATCGAAAGGAATCCATATAAGAACTATACAAGGTGCAATAAGTTATAGTATAATATATTATTTAAAAAATATGTTAAATAATATAGAAAATCAAAATAAACATATAGACTTTAAATTAGGGTTTATAGAAAATATCGTATTTAGACAATTCATGAATACTTATTTAACATCTAAAATAAATAACGACAATATTATAAATTACAATATTTTAAGAAATACATTTTATATATTACCAATAACGTCTATAATACGAGGTTTATATTTTACATCAGGAATGATAGGTAAAGATATTTGTAATAATGTATCAAATAATAGTAAAATACTCCAAGGCGTGTTTGGATGTTTATTTTCTTTACCATTTATAAGTTTTAATGAAATAATTACAAATTCTATAAATAATAAAAAAAATATAAAAGAAACAATAATAAATGCTAATAGAGGAATAATATATAGTTATAAAAATACAAGTTTGATTTTACGTGAATTTATATTTTTATGTCCATTTATTTATTCTGATGAATTTCAATATATATATGATAATAAAGTAAAATATATTATATAATTATTTAACATATTTTAATGTAATTGTCTATTTTATTGATCCATAAATTAATAATATCTTTATTTTCGTCTATATCTGTATCAACATTTGCGTCAATAATAAGTATATCTTCATATAAATATAACCAATCTATATGATACTTTTGACAATTTTCTAAATATGTCTTGCTAATTGTTTCACCTTTTCTATTTCTTTTTATAACACGTTGATATGATATAGTATAATGAGCGTCAATATATACAATATTAACTTTTGGAATATCCACAATAAATTCATTAAACCATTTTATATATATATTATATTCAATAGTATTCATTTTATCTGTATCATATAACATTTTTGCGAAAACATTTAAATCTGTATGAACTGACCGCTCCGTGATAATAATTTCACAATCTGTTAACAAAGCCTTCTTAATAACAGACAATCTTGATATATACGCCATCATTTGAAAAGGAAACGCATATTTTACGGGATTTTCATAATATTTTTCTAAAATAGTTACACCATCGTTATCAACAACTTTATTCCATTCTGAAACCGGTTCATCAAGAAATAAAACATTTGTGTTATCTTTATAAAATATTTTAAGATATTCAAGTATCGTTGATTTACCTGAACCAATATTACCTTCAATTGAAATAATTTTCTTAGAACACATTTTAAAATACTTTATTTGATTTGTTTTTATTGATTTATATTTTTATAAATATTTAAATCAATTTTATTTTATTTTATCATTTAACTATATATAAACAAGTGGTTTAAGTACATATATGTATATAATATAATAACTTATATTATACATTATGAAATTACAACAAAATAAACTTACAAAACAAGAATGGAATAATGTAGAAGTTCCAATTGATGAATATAATAAATATATTATTAATTTAATCGTCGATGGTTTCCATAATATTACTATTAATAATAACAGTACATTAACATTAATAAAATATCTAAAAATAAAAAACACCGAAGAAATAGACAAGTATATTTTTATAAAATATATTCAAGAAATATTATTGAAAATATTTAAAAAAAATAAAATGAAATTAAAAAATAAGTTATTGAATAAAAAAAATAAATTAAAAAAATTAAAAAAAGCTGATATATTACGCATATCAAATTGCGATAAAAAAATAAAGAAAAATAAAGAAACAATATTTGAATTTATAGTATTAGAACTTTTTGATAAAATGTTAAAGTATAAAGCAAATAATTCTAAAAAATGGATATTAAATTATTATACATTAATGAAAGTATTAAAATACGAGAACCTAATGTTTAATAATATATTTAAAAGTGAAATAACATATATTCTTGACGAATTCAAATGTCAGATAAAACCAACATGTATTATTAAAGACGCCTGTAATATTATTGAAAACAATAAATACTTATTACAATATGCTGACGATTGTTTATATGAACATCAAAAACAATTATTCAAAATATTTAATAATGAAGATAAATATAAAAACAAGTTAGTTCTTTATATAGCACCTACAGGAACAGGAAAAACGATGTCTCCTCTAGGATTATCTGAAAAATATAAAATTATATTTGTATGTGCAGCAAGACATGTTGGATTATCTCTAGCAAGATACGCTATATCTCATAATAAAAAAATTGCGTTTGCGTTTGGATGTGAACACGAAGATGATAGATTACATTATCATTCTGCCAAGGAATATACAAAAAATAGGAAAAGTGGTGGAATATGGAAAGTAGATAATTCTGTAGGAGATAAGGTAGAAATAATTATTAGTGATATAAAATCATATATTCATTCTATGAATTATATGTTAAAATTTAATGAAAAGGAAAATATTATATTATATTGGGATGAACCTACAATTACATTAGATTATCAAGAACATGAGTATCATGCTATTATCAAAAATAATTGGACTAATAATATTATACCTAATATTGTATTATGTTCGGCAACACTACCAAATAATAATGAAATACATGAAACGATAAATGATTATAAAACACGTTTTAATAATTCAGAAGTTTATAATATATCAACTAGTGATTATAAAAAATCAATAAAGATGATAAACAAAGAAGGATATATCGAAATGCCGCATTACTTATATGATAATTACGAAGGTGTTAAACACATGATTGAATATCTAAAAAATAATAAAACATTATATAGATATGTTGACTTAAATGAATCAATCCATTTTATTACTTATATTAATGATAATAAATTTATGAATGATATTAAATACGAAATAAAAAACTATTTTGAAAATATAGAATATATTAATATGAATACAATAAAAGAATACTATTTTAATCTATTAAATAATATAAAAAATGATAAATGGGTTTATATTCACAATTATTTTATAAATAAAAGAGTAAAAGAATATGATAATGCCGATATAACAACAAAAGACGCACACACACTTACTGATGGTCCAACCATATTTTTAACTAAAAATATTAGCAATATTAGTGAATATTATCTAAATAAATCAAATATACCTGTAGAAGAGTTAGATAATATAATGAAAATAATTAATTTGAACGATTCTCTTAATAGTAAAATAAGTAATTTAGAAACAAAAATAAACGATGAATATCAAAAACACGATAATACAAATAACGATAAAGAAATTCCACAAAATATTCAAATATTAACAGAAAAAATTAATATATATAAAACGATGATTAAAAATATACAATTAAATAAAATATATATTCCAAACACAAAAGAACATTTATATATTCATAATACAATAAAGAAATATGGTAAATCATTTACAAGTAAAATAAACGATAAAGTCGTGGAAGAAATAATGCTAATTAATGATATAGAACATATATGGAAAATATTATTACTTATGGGTATTGGTGTTTTTGTTTCACATAAAAGTGAAAAATATATGAATATTATGAAAAAACTCGCGATGGAACAAAAACTATATTTAATAATAGCAAGTCCTGATTTCATATATGGAACAAATTATCAGTTCTGTCATTGTTATCTTTCTCAAGATCTTTCAGATATAACACAAGAAAAATGTATTCAAGCGTTAGGTCGTGTTGGAAGAAATAAATTACAATATCAATATACTATTAGATTTCTTGATAATAATTTAATATATAAATTATTAAATAAACAAGAAAATAAACAGGAAGTCGTAAATATGAATAAATTATTTAATAGTAACTAAAAATCTAAATCTATATTATCAGAATTAAGATTTTTTATAATATTTGATAGTTTTTCAGAATCAAATATACCATTTATAGGTATTCCGTATAGATCTAAATATATTGAATACTCTCTTTTAATAATCGGAACTTCTGTAATTGTTGTTTCTAAATCAAATAATATAAAAGAACTATAATAATCCTCAATAAATTCTTTTAATAATTCTTTATCATATAATATTTTATTTTGTTCTTTCAATTCAGAACATTTTTTTGTATCTTGATATATATTTTTAGTAACCTGTAATCCGTCTAATATTTTATGTATATTCGTTTTATATTTATCAAATAAACCTACATTCTCTCTATAATTTTCGTAATTAATATTATTATCATTAAATATATTGTCAGATACAAGTATCTGTCCAAAATCCGTATATTTTTCCATTGTAAAATCATTATTTAACGTTTCTAAATCTCCAATTGTAAATAATTCTAAATATGTATTAAGATTTTCATATACTTTATCATACAATCTTTCATATTTCATTAAAATTCTCGATTTTCGATCGCTTTTTTCAGTTAATGACTGAATTGATAATACATTACTATTAATTCTTGTTATATTAGATTCATACGTATCATCATTTATACTTCCAATCATTTATAAATATCTTATAATAAACTAATAAAATATTATAATAAACTAATAAAATATTATAATAAACTAATAATATCTTATAATAAACTAATCAAATGTATGATAAAGTAATTAATTAATTACAAGAACTATATTTTTGTGTCAATTCTAATGATAAAGATACATTACAATTATTTAAATTAACAACTTTGCCATATTTATTTAAAATCTTAATATGTAATTTTTTTACATTTATTTTTCTAAAATAATTTCTAGTTTTAAAAACGTTGTCATTATTATTATTTATATTAAGACCAAACATTTTATTATTTAATTGTACACGTGCAATAATATTATCACCAATATAACTATCATTTAGACATGATATAACTTGCTCTTTTATACTATTATTAAAATCGTTTATATATATAAAATAATATTTATGCATATTTTCTGAATATACTACTTTACTTTCAATATAGCCCTCATAAAGTATTGATCCATAATTATATGTAAACCCAGAACTTATATCTAAACCTATTTGATAGTCTATGTAATTATCATTCGGAGAAGGTTTACAAGTAAATCCTAATATATTTTGGAAAAAACATTCATCGTCAAAATTATCATCTATTTTTTTTTCTATAAAATTATATGATAATTTTGTTAATTCTGTTAATTCTGTGAAATCTTTACTATCATTTAAAATATTAGCATCATCAATCGTTTCACTCAACGTATAATTAATATAATAAGTTTTATCATCATGATATGAACTATTATAATTACTATTATATTTAATGATTTCATTTTCTGTTTTGAACCTAAAAGAAGCTCTACCATTCATATTATTTATATCAAAATACAAATGTTTAGAATATGAGTAAATGGTCTCATTATCGTTATTATTGTAATTTTTATCTATACCTATAGATTTTGTAGAATAATTTTCATCTATACCTATAGATTTTGTTGTAATTTCTATCGTATTAAATATATCATTTATATATTTTTTAATATCTTCTGAATACCAATTACCATTAGGAATTATTATTATAAACATTTGATTGATGTCGGTGGTGGGGGTGGTGGTGGTATCATAATATTTAATGTTTATAGTAAATTTATTATTACGTTTTTCGTCATTAATTAAATATTCAGTATTTGGAATTTCTGATGATGATAATTTCATTTTAACAACATTTTTAATTTCCATTGGTAAATTTATATAAAAGTCTGATGTTGAATTAGAATTTTTATTTCTAAATATAGAGTCAATACATAATGTTTGTGTTAATTCTTTATAATTAATATCATTAACATCATACTTATCTTTAATAATGATATCATTATTTTTTAAATTGGTTAATGTATTGTATATATCTAATTCATTATTTAATTCATTATTTAATTCATTATTTAATTCATTATTTAATTCATTATTTAATTCATTATTTAATTCATTATTTAATTCATTATTTAATTCATTATTTAATTCATTATTTAATTCATTATTTAATTCATTATAATTGTTTAGGTTATTTTGATAATAATCATTTGTTTCTGATGAAGTATATTTTTCATTTATAAACAAAATAATTTTTAATTTAACATTATTAAAAAAATCAATTAAATCAGGATTCTTTCTTATTATTTTATTAATTTTATTTATTATTTTATATTTCTCTATATCTTCATCTATATTTAAATCTATAATAGTATATAGATCTTCTATACTATAATTTTCTATGTTTGTATCTACATTCATTATTTTTTATATCTATTTTTTTATATTTTTATATTTTATTTACTTTATATTATATTTTAATAAAAATTGAAATATATTCGATTTAAGTTAATAATTCAATAAAACGAATAACTTCAAATTTTAATTATGACAAATATGACAAATATGACAAATATGACAAATATGACAAATATGACAAATATGACAAATATAGAATGTTCTATATGTTGCGAAAAATACAACAAATCTAACAGAAAAATATTTTATTGTCAATATGATAGTTGTAATTTTGAAGCATGTAAAGATTGTATTAAAAAAAACATTATTAATACAAATGATTATGCTTCATGTATAATTTGTAAAAAAATCTGGTCTGATTCTTATCTAATTGAAAATATTAATAAATCATTCTTTAGAACTACATATAAAGAACACATTAAAAATATATTATTTGAAAACGAATTAACTCTAATTCCTCAAACAATGAGCAAGGCGGAAGAATATATTAGTATTAAAAATTTAAAAAAACATGTTAAAGATATAAATAAATTAAAAAACGTATTAAATGAATACTATCGTATTGAAAATTCTATTTTACTTAATGATTCTATTAATTATAATGATATTATTAAACACTATAATTCTTTTGATTATCAATATTATGACTTAGATAATAATATTGAATTTATTTATATTAATATTAAGACTGATAAACATAATATTACCATTGATAAAATTCTTAATAATTATTATAAGTCATCGGTTAAATATATTACAAATATACACATTTATAAAAATGATATTCTTAATATTCAAAATAAAAGAATTAAACTAATTGATGATTTAATTAATTATAATACAATATCTTCAACAAAAGATATTGACGATATTGATTATAAATGTGAATTGTTAATAAAATATACGAATGAATATGTTAATAAAATATCTAAGATTGAAATTATTTTACTTAATATTATTTATATAGTTAAACAAAAAATTATTAATTTTTCACAAGAAACTAATAATAATAATATTAATAATATTAAATGTCCTAATACTAATTGTAATGCTTTATTATCATCAGAATATATTTGTAATATATGTAATTATGAATTGTGTTCTAAATGTATGGAAATTAAAAGTGAAAACTATATACATGTTTGTAACGATGATAATATTAAAACTTCTCTATTAATTAACCAAGATACGAAACCATGTCCTTATTGTTACGCAAGAATATATAAAATTGATGGTTGTTCTCAAATGTGGTGTACCAATTGTCATACAACATTCTCTTGGGATACCGGTAATATTGAAAAAGGTAAAATTCATAATCCCCATTATCATGAATATCAAAGAAAATCTAATAATAATATTCCTAGAAATCCTCATGATATTGTTTGCGGCGGGTTAACAAATAAAAGTATTTTTAAACGTATAAGAAAGTATTTTAATAAATATAATTTTATTAATAAAGAAAAATTAGATATTTACAATAAGTTATGTAACATATATGAATTATTGAATTTTATTAATGATAATAAACTACCATTATATAGAAATTATGTTATAATTGTTAATACGAATCAATATAATGAAACCATTAGAATTCGTTATATTATTAATGAAATTAATAAAGATATTATGAAAAATAAAATATATGATAATTTTATTAAAAAAGATATTTTCGCACAGAAATTAAATATTCTTGAATTAATTAATGATCAAGGTATTGATTTATTTAATAGATTAGATAAAATGGTTCATGATAAAAAAGTTTATGATAAAAACGATGTTAAAGTTTTATTTAATAATATTATTTATGAATTTGACGAATTATGTAAATATTGTAATAATATATTAAAAGATATTTCCCTTAAGTATAATAGAAATTCATATAATATTGATATTGTACGTTATAAACTTAACACAAACAATTATTCTAAAAATAAATTGTAATTTCAAGGGTGCGGTTTTAAATATTCAAGGGTGTAAAATATTTATTTTTGAATTCAAGTAAATTTTCTGTTCCCATAGATAAATTACAAGACACACATATCGCTTTTAAATTATCTAATCTAGTATATCCTCCTTTATATTCAGGTTTTATATGACCTATATGACAATCATCACGATTTATTTCAATACCACATACAAAACATTCACCTATATGTTTTTTTTCTCCTATATCACGATCTTTTACTAATCTTCTTAGTGATTTTGGTATGTTTTTCTTTTTATAACTTATTGGTTCTATTATACATTCATAACTCGTTACAAATAATTTATTTATCCATTTTATATTTATTAAAGATAGATAAAATCCTAAATTTTTAACTATTTCTTTATCTTTATCGTTTATATAAAATTTTGATTTATTTCCATTTAATTCTTCTCTATTACTTAATTCTTCATTTATATTTTCTATTTCTTTTAACATATTATATTTATTTAAATCTTTTATTTTTTTAATTTTTGATAAATCAAATAATTCCATAAAACTATCTATATGTAATCTATTAGTTGTTTTACTCGACTTTTTATTCCTTCCAAAACATAACCCATATTTTTCTTTTATTAATTCTTTTAATTCTAATAGTGTGTTTTGAAGAAATTCGTCTTCAAAACACGTATATATTAAAGGTATATTTGAATTCATGTTTAATAATTTAAAATCCTTTTTCATATCATTTATTGTTTCACATAATTGAATTCTTATTATAATATCTGGATTATATCCTTGTTTAAATAATCTTTTCATTGATTCTAACCTATGTTGTCCGTCTATCAAATATAATTCTTTTAATTTACCTATCTTACATAATGATAATGTATAACCATGTTTTATTAGAAAATTCTCTTCATTTTTATGTATATTTATAAATTCATCAATTATTTCACATACTTTATCTTCTTGTAATTCTCTTTGAAATTTAGGTAATATTATCTTATTTATATTCACATAATTGATTATTGTTTCTGTGCTTATTCTCTTTAATCCACACGTTTTATCACTTAAACCTATATCTTTTCCTAATATACCATAACTTGTTTTTACCATTATATAATTAAATTAATTTACTATAAATATACTTTTTTAATATTTAAATCATTTTACTATAAAAAGTTTTTATTTTTGATTAGTTAATAATATTAATATACATCATTATCGCTTCTTATATATTTATAAAATTGATTATTTTTTTTTAATTAAGTTATATTTACCTCAATATATATATAATACAATAATGTTTAATTATTTCTTAAAAAATAATGTTTTAAAAAATAATAAAATGATTAATACTATTATTAGACTTAATACTACTTATATTATGAATAATTCTACTATTATTGATAATGCTACGAATATGGTAAATTTTAATTATAATAAATTTAATGATGTAGGATATATATATTGTATATCTAATAAATCCATGCCTGGTATTATTAAAATTGGTATGACTAAAAGAAATCCACTTATTAGATTAAAAGAATCGAATTTAACTGATACTTGGAGACCACCCACTCCATATAATATTGATTTTTATATAAAAGTTAATAATCCTAAAAAAATAGAAAAAGAAATACATAATATTTTGGATCAACATAATAGAAAAATACATAAAAAAAGAGAATTCTTCAAGTTGGAATTATTTGAAGCAAAATATATTTTAATAAAATATAACATAATTGTTGATGTTATTTAGGTTATACATATTTCATAAATTACTATTATATTAATACATTTACTAAAAAGGACCCTAACATAAAAAATATTGTATCTAATATTATATCAAATATATTATTGTGACCACGAATTTTATAAGGATAAGACATTCCTATTAAAATCTGCCATAATTCCCATAATGTATGTATTATTAACATTACTTTAAAATATTCATTTTTTTTATTATTATTTCTTAAATAAATGTATCCTACTATTACTCCTGATATAAAATGCATTACAGACCAATATGTTATATAAATAGTATCTTCATAACTTCCATATACAAATCTTTCTAATAAACTTTTGTATTTTTTTCCCAGGAATAAGTCTCCTGAACTATATATTATTTTATCCATCATATTATATAATGGATAAAATAAATAAAAACATGCTATTATTTTTATTCGCTTGTATTCCTACTAGAATTTCATTAACATTATTCGCGAAATATATTAATAATGATATATTACCATACCTCGGCATTATTACATTAATACCTTCTTTTGGATTTATTTTTTTATATTTTTTTGGAAATAAAAAAACTAATATTGTGGGTCAAAATATATGGTGGCACGATAAAAGAATACTTCATGGAATATTATACCTTTTATTTTCTATTAATGCAATATACAAAAATAAAAATTCTTATATATTTATTGCGACTGACACCTTTATGGGTTTAATTATATTTATTCAACGGTATTATCATTTAATTTAAATATAGAGTAATAACATAACTGTGTACTTTCATGTTGTGGTTATCAGCTTCAGACAAAGCGGCAGGATATGATTCTTCAGGCGTGACAGGGGCAGGAGTTAGGCTAGCTGTCGAAGTTTGAAGTTCTCGCTCTGTAAATATACCATTACTAACCGTAGTAAAAGCAGTCGTGCGGTTGGTCTCCTCTTCCCAAGTTTCACCTGGATGAGTACCGCTGACAGCGTACCTGATATTAGGAGGTACGTATGTAACTTTCATATTCAACCTATCACCAGGTATAAATTTAAACGCATACCATTGACCACTATCATTCTCAGGATCATAAACAGTAGTATCCTTCTCAACATTCAGATTATCACTAGTAGGTATCCATCTATTACTAATGTCGAATATAGACTCAGAATTATTACTAGAAAATCTTTCTAGTCCTTTCTGACCTTTTTTAAGTAGTTGTTCGACTAACGACTTAGTAAGATTATTCTCGGTTGTAGTATTATTAATAGGGGTAGATAAGGTACCACCCTGATTTAAAGCATTTGATACGGTATTTTGAATTCCACTATCGCAAGCAGCGACACTGAGTACTAATTCGTCTTCATTACTAAACAAATCCGCAGCAGGTATTTTAAAAATATCATATGCGTATTTTCTTATTAAGTCAAATTTAACTTCACTCCCTAAGGAACTATTTCCGGCCTGTCCAGATACGAGAGTAGAATTACTATAAAGTAAATACGGCCAGTTTGCTTCACAGCACGCATACGATATATCATAATTCGAAGCATCAGACATATCCTTCGAATCAACAGCAAGAAAGAATACTTTATTTAAATCACTAGCATTTACTTCAATCTTGGATACTGCTTCTCCACTTAAGTCAGCACTAGAAGTAGTAAATGTAGGCATCAAGCTCTGGATATGGTATATATCTAGATCTTCAAGAGTGAACTCAAAGGGGTCTAGGTCTAAAGTAGCGGTAGTAGAAGTAGTCATATATGTTATATACAGATTAAAATAATAATAAATATTTTATTAATATTTATATCTAAATGAAATGAAATAAATATTTATATCTAAATGAAATGAAATAAATATTTATATCTAAATGAAATGAAATAAATATTTATATCTAA